TTGATTGAAGTCACTTGCATTGTAAAACATAGAATTCATATTTATTACTTTATTTGTAATCCAACTACTTATATCTTGATTGAAGTCACTTGCATTGTAAAACATAGAATTCATAGTTGTTACGTTACTTGTGATCCATCGCCCTATAGGTTGATTAAAGACTTGTGCGCCTTGAAACATAGATCCCATATTATTAACCGCTGAAACATTCCATTGCCCTATATCTTGATTGAAGTCACTTGCATTGTAAAACATAGAATTCATATTTATTACTTTATTTGTAATCCAACTACTTATATCTTGATTGAAGTCACTTGCATTGTAAAACATAGAATTCATAGTTGTTACGTTACTTGTAATCCAAGAACCGATTTGTTCATTAAAGGAACTATCATTTTTGAATAATTCACTCATATTTGTAATGGAAGAAGTATTCCAATCATTAATAGCTCTGTAAATGTAGTTATACTCCGTTTTGTTATTTTTGTATAAATTCACGGCATGATAAATATTATCATTAGAAACATCGCCAGTTAAGATATAATATTGTAAAGAAGTTGTTCCATTTAACATATCTGTAACATTTACATTGGGTTTATCAGGTGAAAACCCAGTATTATTTATAAATGTGATATCCCAATTATAAAGAGATTGATTGAAAGAAGAACATCCATTTAACATAGATTCCATATTGGTTACTTTGGAAGTATTCCATTTACCTAGAATATAATTAAAATTATAACATCCGTTCAACATTGAATTCATAGATGTTACGTTACTTGTAATCCAACTACTTATATCTTGGTTGAAGTCACTTGCATTGTAAAACATTTGAGACATATTATTTACTTTGCTTGTGTCCCATTTTCCTAAGGGTTGGTTAAATGAAGTGACATTGTAAAACATTTGAGTCATATTAGTTACTTTGCTTGTGTCCCATGTTCCTAAGGGTTGGTTAAATGAAGTGTCATTGTAAAACATTTGAGACATATTATTTACTTTGCTTGTGTCCCATGTTTCTAAGGGTTGGTTAAATGAAGTGGCATTGTAAAACATTTGAGACATATTTGTTACACTAGATACATTCCAATTACTAATGTCTTCATTGAAGTCTTGATAGTCTTTGAACAATGCAGTCATAGTTGTGACCCCACTAATTGTCCATGTGCTAATAGGTCCATATAAAGCCAATGCGTCAAAATTATCATATCTCCATTTATAAACTGCACTGTATATATTTTCATTTGTAATATAATAATAAGTATCTTTATAGACACCAAACAAAGGCTGATTATAAACATTCTTTAAATAAAATTTGTTTAATTCATTTATTGTAATCGTAAATCCATAATTATTTCCAGTAATGCTAGAAATATCTTGATTGGATAAATAACTCATCACATCATTTATATCATTTATATTTTGTATGCTTATATCATTTTTGTATCCTTCAAGTGAGCCAGAACTATCATAAAACTCCCAATATGGACTGATTCCACCAGATATTTCTCTTTCAAAAATCATTATATATATATAATAAAATTGATTTAGAAATTATACATTATTAAACCTATGGCATCTCTTGCAACTCAATATCAAAAGAAGACTGATAAAGAGCATATTTTAGACAATCCGGATACTTATATTGGTTCTATTGAAAATGTAAATGGTCCTATGTATGTCTATGAAGAAGGACATATTCTTAATAAAACAATTGACTATAATCCGGGTTTATTCAAATTGTTTGATGAAGGAATTGTAAATTGCAGAGACCATGTAGTTCGAATGATACAAAAAAAAGAAACAGATGAAACCACACATTTGGTGAATCTAATAGATATTGAAATTTCAGATAATACTATTACATTGATGAATAATGGCAATGGAATAGATATAGAAAAACACCCTACTTATGATATTTGGATTCCAGAATTAATATTTGGTCATTTACGAACTTCGACAAATTATAACAAAGAAGAAGAAAAAATTACAGGAGGTAAAAATGGGTTTGGATTCAAATTAGTATTGATTTGGTCGACTTATGGTATGATAGAAACAATCGATTCAACTCGTAAATTAAAATATACTCAAGAATTTGAGACAAATTTAGATGTGATTCATAAACCTAAAATCAGTAAATGCAGTAAAAAACCATATACGTTAGTTAAATTTAAACCAGATTATAAAAGACTTGGTCTAAGTGAATTATCAAAAGATATGATTTCTTTATTTCATCGTCGTGTATATGATATTGCCGGTATTACTACAAAAGACGTAAAAGTTAAATTAAACAATGAAACATTAGATGTCAAAAATTTTAATCATTATACTGAATTATATAATAAAGACGATAAAGTTTCAGAAGACCAAGACCGCTGGAGTTATAGTGTATGTGTAAGTGAAGAATTCAAACAAGTGTCTTTTGTGAATGGTATTTTTACAAGCAAAGGTGGAAAGCATGTAGATTATATTGTTCAACAAATTATCAAGAAAATGACTAGTTACATTGAAAAAAAGAAAAAAGTGGAAGTTAAACCAAGTATTATTAAAGAACAATTACATATCTTTTTGAATTGTACTATTGTAAATCCATCCTTTGATAGTCAAACCAAAGATTATTTAAATACTCCGCCTAGTAAATTTGGTTCTTCATGCGTAGTAAGTGATAAGTTTATTGAAAAATTAGCTAAATTAGGTATTATGGAAGCATCTTGTGAATTAAGTCATATCAAAGAAAAAAACAATTCTAAAAAAACAGATGGAAATAAAAATAAGACCATTCGTGGAATTCCTAAATTAGTAGATGCGAATTATGCTGGAACAAAGGATTCAAATCAATGCACCTTAATTTTATGTGAAGGAGATTCAGCAAAAGCCGGTATTTTATCAGGATTAACACCAAGTGATAGAAATATTATTGGTGTATATCCGATGAAAGGTAAGTTATTGAACGTTAGAGGTGAAACCATTAAAAAAATCAATGAAAATAAAGAGATTATTGAAATTAAAAAAATTTTAGGTTTAGAATCAAACAAAACTTATAAAACAACACATGAATTGCGTTATAATAAAATTCTATTTATGACAGACCAAGATTTAGATGGAAGTCATATTAAAGGTTTATGTATTAATTTATTTGAATGTTTATGGCCTTCTTTATTGAACATTGATGGATTTTTAGGATTTATGAATACGCCTATTTTGAAAGCTACCAAATCCAATAAGATGATTCAGTTTTACAATGAACAAGAATATGAATTATGGAAAAATGAAAATAATCATGGAAAAGGATGGTCTATTAAATATTACAAAGGTTTAGGCACAAGCACCGGAAAAGAGTTCAAAGAATATTTCAAAGATAAAAAAACAATGGATATTGTGTTAGGAGACAAAGACAAAGAAACCATGGACATGGTATTCAATAAAAAGAAAGCGGATTTTAGAAAAGAGTGGTTGTCTAAATACGAGCGTGCTAATATTTTAGATACATTAAAAACAAAGATTACATTGGGTGATTTTTTGGATCGTGAAATGATACATTTTTCAAAATATGATTGTGACCGATCCATTCCAAATATGATGGATGGTTTGAAAGTATCCCAACGTAAAATTTTATATAGTGCTTTTAAAAAGAATTTAATAAGCGAAATCAAAGTGGCTCAATTTAGTGGGTATGTATCCGAACATTCTGGGTATCATCATGGTGAAAGTAGTTTGAATGGCGCAATCGTAAATATGGCACAAAATTTTGTAGGTTCTAACAATATTAATATTTTAATGCCAAACGGACAATTTGGAACACGTCTTCAAGGCGGTAAAGATAGTGCGTCAGAAAGATATATATTTACAAACTTAAATAAAATTACAAGAATGATTTTCAAAAAAGAAGATGATTACATATTACATTATTTAAATGATGATGGAACACCAGTTGAACCTATTTATTATTTACCTATTATTCCTATGATATTAGTAAATGGAACAAAAGGTATTGGAACTGGTTTCAGCACAGATATTCCTTGTTTTAATCCGTTAGAATTAATTGATTATATTGATAAAAAATTAGAAAATGATTCTTATACATATGATTTTATTCCATTTTACCGAGGATTTACTGGAACGATTGAAAAAGAAAATGAACGTAGATTTATCACAAAAGGCAAATATACCATTGAAAAAAATACGATAATTATTACAGAGTTACCTATTGGATTATGGAATGAAGACTATATTTTACATTTGGAAAAATGTATTAGTGATACTAAGTTAAAAGATTACAAAGACCAATCGACCGATACAAAAGTCTATTTTAAATTAACGCTAAAAGAACCTATGGATGAAGACGAAATAATCAAAACATTTAAATTAACAACGACCTTATCTATTAATAATATGAATTTATTTGATAACCATGATAAACTAAAACATTACAATGAAGTCTATGAAATTTGTGATGATTTCATAAAGAATCGGTTAGACTATTATGAAAAAAGACGATTGCATTTAATTCATATTTTATCGGAAGAAATGGATATACTAACAAATAAATGTAAATATATTCATGAATTATTAAACGACACCTTAGATTTACGTAAAAAAACAAATCTTCAAATTTGCGAACTATTAGAACAAAAGAAATATTCAAAAATAAATGATAGTTATCATTATTTAATTAAAATGTCGATGGATAGCGTATGTAAAGAAAATATTGATTCCTTAAATCATCAATATGAAGAAAAGAAAAAACAATATGATAAAATGTTATATTCAAACAATAAAGAAATTTGGAAACAAGAATTAGAAGACTTAAAAAAATCGCTTTAATTCCAAACTATTATCATTATGTAAATAAACCGGTCTTTCCATGAGAGTATACATACTAGAAGCGTCTTGTTTATATTTTAGATATCCTTGAATTTCGCCAAAAATAGATTGGGAACTAGAATCAATGACCATTTGATTTAAATGCGACACTTGTTGTGCTATATTTTCAAATTGAAATTTGGAATATTGAAGAAATATACTTCTCATAATCACTTTTAATGTATCCATGTCTTGGTCATCAATCACATATTTTTGTTGAGACAATTCATATACTTTTTTTTTGATATCGTTATGAACATTATTAATATTTTCTTTACTAAAATAAGTATTGGTTAATTCACTAGGTTGAAATATATATTTAGTAGCATTAAAATAATTGGTTTTATCATCTAAGGGTATTTGTTCTTTTAAAAAAAATGGGGTACCTCCTTCTATATTTACTCTACCAGACATTAATATATTATATTATTTTAAATGGAACAAACAAAAATAATATTTATATCTACTATTATAGTATTAGTATCCACATTATCTTTAGTTGCTTATTTATTAGTGATAACCAAAAAAAAATATATATACCCACCTTACATAAATAGTTGTCCGGATTATTATGAAAAAAATAGTTACGGACATTGTTACGATAAACATAATATTTTTTATGATAATACCAATGTATGTAATAATGAAAATTTTAATAAATTAATTTATAATAATAACAATAGCGGAAAAGAAGGCGGTTTGTGTAAAAAGCAACAATGGGCTATCAATTGTAAAGTTTCATGGGATGGAATTACAAATAATTCGGAATTATGTATATAAATACTTAATTGTATTAGTTATATGGAATTATCTAAAGATTTATGTAAATATTTAAATGATAGTAAAGATATTTACATATTAGGTTGTTCAGGTATTGGAAAAACGACCATGATTAAAACTTATTTGGATGATACATTATATCATTTAAATTATTTATCCATACAAAATATATCCAATATGAATGATATCTATAAATACACCAATGATTCTATCTTAAATATTATGAATAAAACAAAAAAAACAAATATAGTTATTATAGATGATATCGATATATTGAATAACAATGAAAAAAAAATATTAAATGAATTAATTAAAAAACTTAAAGTGTATAAAAAAAAAGAATCCAAGCAATTTAAATTTATATTTATCGGAATAAATCAATATGATAAAAAAGTGAAAGAATTAATGAAATTATGTAATGTAATCCATTTAAAAGATAATAAAAATAATTATGAAAAAAACATTCAATTAAATATTAAAAATGTAATTGAACAAAAAATAAAGATAAATTCTTTTGTTGAAAATGAAAAAGCAACTCAATGTTTGATGTTTCATGAAAATGTAATAAACAACTTAAAAAAAGAAGATGCGTCTTTTTATTTACAATTTTTGAATCATTATTGTAGCGGTGATTATTATGATAGAGTTAGTTTTCAAAAACAATTATGGATTTATAATGAAATGACTTATTATTTAAAAATGATTCATAATTATTATGTATATAAGAATTCAAATATTCGTATAAAAAGTCAAAAAGAAGATTATAGATTTACAAAAGTATTAACAAAATATAGTAATGAATACAACAATCAAAAGTTTATAATAGATTTGTGTAATCGTTTGAATGTATCTAAAAAACAATTATTTACTATGAATCATGAATTAACCTACAATGAAACCATCCGACTTGAAAAATACTTAAGCAATTATGGATGAAATTTGTCTCATTTTTTGTTCATACAATGAAATTTTTTGTTCATACAAAGAGAGTTTTTCTTTTAATGCATTATTTTCATTTGTTTTTATTTTTAACACCTCTATAATTTCTTGTAATTGTAAAGGTCTTTTTGTTCCATCGGGTTGAGTTAATATAACTTGTGCTGTTTGTTGGTTTAGTTTGCTTCTTTCTTCATCTCTTCTTTTAATTTCAGCTAACACGTCGGGTTTGTTTTTTATATCCCCTTCTTCATATAGTTTAAGTTGCTCTTCCACGTCTTTTGTATAAAACATAAGGGTTTTTGTATCTTTAATAAAAGAAGAAGGAACTAAAGAAGAACTATTACATAGTGGATTATTGGTATCAATCAATCGTCTTTTATCAAATGTATTTTGTTCATGCGATATAACTAATATAGTTTTTAATGGATTTAATTGAACAAATGGAATTGTATAATTTTTTAAAAAAAACTTTTCTTCTGCTAATATTGCGCTATCTTCGTAATGAGTATCTTTTAATAAGGCTCGTTTAAAAGCAAACGTTCCAGCAGTTCCGTGATTGGGTCCATAAGGTCCAAATTTATACATTTTATTGATTCCATTGAACCATAAATACACTTCACTTGAACCAGCACATAAAGCATTGGATTTATTTAAAGTATCTACGGAATGACTCACTCGTTCAATTGGATAATAATCATCGTCGTCTATATAGACAATAATATCATCATCGTTTTTAAATTGACAATATTGATGCATTAGATTACGTTTTTTTCCTAAGGTCATTCTTTCCTTTGAATAAATATAATGAACAAAAGAAATATCTTTTACTAAATCCCCTATAGGGTCTGTTCCATCATCTAAAATAACCCATTCCATTAATTCTTTTGGATAATCTTGATTCATAATATTGGTTACCATTTGTTGAATAAAGGGTCTTCGATTGAATGTAGGGGTACATAAACTGACTCTAGTTTTCAATTTATTTTTATTTTTTTTACCCATTAATAATACATTTGTCCTTTTCTTTAATACATAATAAAGCTTATTCTATTCACATGAAAGGTCCATTTCTATATTACCTAGTTTTTTCAATAATAATACAACCATAATAATAAATACAATGAAAGCGAAAAAGAAGTAAATTATAGAAAATAATTTATAAATATTATAGACAATTATGATTCCTATAAGTATTTTTAGTGCCAAATATATTTTTTTTGTATCCACATCAGCACAATATAATTTCTTAAAGATTGCATTCATGTTAAATACAAATCCGAATGTATTATAAATAGAAAATCCTATGACTTTGTTTAATCCACTAGAACTTAAAGCAAGTATAAAAAAACCAAACAAAAATAACACAATATAATTTATAATGATAAAAGTGGTATATTTTGATTTTTCAACATTGTTATTTAATATTTTATGATGTTCGCTTAATCCTCCTATAGTATTGTATATAGTTTTTACTAGATTAAAATAACTATTTTTACCTTCACCTATACATTCATCATATAAACTACCTAGTTCTCCTTTTGTAATGACACCACTATTAAATATTCCATTATATTTAGCATCTTTATATTTGTTTATAAATTCATTTTTTCCTTTATTATTATTTTTAAAACGATTTGCCGAGATAATGTATTGAATATTGTCTCTACAATAGATAAATACGATAGAATAAAGAATAAATATTATAAAAAATAAAACATAACCATATATAAATGTTAATAATATAACAAATGCTATTAAATATTCATATTTAAGTAATCCTACTTCCTTATATATTTTACTAATTACATCATAGCCTACATATAAATAAGATATAGTTGTAATGATAAAAAATGGAAATAATAATATATACGTCGTTTTATTGATAAAATCATTAAATACATTTCTCCATGAAGGTTTATGATTTACATTGATTTGAGAGATTAAACCTATAAAAAAATACATAGATAAAATCAAAACAGCATAAAGAGTATTTGTATTATGTAAAATAGAAACATTTTGGGATATATCTACTAATCCATTATTTACATGACAAGTTAATATATTAAAATATTTATCGGCATTTGTGATGTTAACACTATCACATTGTTTAATGTCATTTAAATTCAATATATTGTCGTTTTTTACTTTAAGTGAAAAATGAATTAATATACATAAGGCTAATAATAATATAAATAATTCTTTTACTATATCTGCTATAAGTATTCCATATTTATTTAAATCATTCATATTATTATATAATAATATAATATGAATTATGTATTATTTTTTTTATTTGTTATAATTCTTTATTCCTATTATAGAAAACAAGGGTTTATGACTAGGTCCAATTCATTTGATATTTCGAATTATGCTTCAAAAGAATATCCATGCGTTAACGAGAATAAACTAAAGCAACATTCCCAGCCATAAATCGAACTACATTATAACGTTCTTCAAATAAAGTCATATCATAAGAATATTTATAAATTTTAGTAGGGTCTACATCAATATTTCCTATAATGGTTCCTTCATCGTCGCATAAGGTTGTTACAATTTGGGTTTCATCTAAATCGGGTGTGATAGTTAATATATCCATAAATATATCTTTAAATTTACCTAAATTCATAGAACCAGAAGGTTGAGTTTCATAAGGATTTGTATTCAACGCAAAACTATAACTATATAACCCATCATCCGAATTTCCTAAGCATTTATCGTATTTTTCAATATATCTATAAATATCTGAACCGAATTCATTTTCACGATATTTTCCATCTACTATAATAGACACTTGGATTAACATGTGTTTCACATTATTGTCTAAGGGAAACTGACTAATTGAAAAATATTCTAATTCATTATTATGACTTAAATCAATAAAACCTAATTCTGTATTAGGTTTGTCTTTGTATTTCCAATTGGTGTAATTACTCCACTCATTCCTTTCATAAATATCACTTCTTCTCAAGAACCATAACCAATTGGAGACTAAATTATTTGTCTCTATTTTGATACGTTTTGTCCCTATTATATGTTTGTAGTTGGTTTCTTTTACATCTAAAAATAAATATTTTTGTTCATTTGCTGCAAACACTTTGGTTTCTTCTTCCGATAAAAAAGCATAAGTTGCAATTAGATTGACATCACTTGCCCATGTATTTTGTATATTTGTATAAGGATCCCCCATTTCCGGCGGAACTTGTAAAAATCTATACATTTGATATAAGTCAGACCCAAAATCGGGTCTTATTCTTTGTGGTTTATAAGAATTGGTTACATCTAAAATTGTAAATAATTGTCTTATAGGGCGTAAAGTAATATCTATCATTAATTCATTGTATTGGAGACATACTAATGGAAAAGCGCATTTACTTGAATTGGAGAACCAAAAAGGCAATGGTATATATAATTTTCGCCCATAAATAGAAGGTTCTGGTGGTTCATCTTTATGTATCGTTATACTATTTGGATAATACCCATTTCTAAACAATCCAGGATTATTTAATTCATTAATATTTCCGGTCATTTTATAAAATTGTTGCTTTTTGTTATATTGTTCATTTCTTTCAATCCTATTTTTGATATAATCCCCACTAAATTGTTGAAGTATTTGTCCTCCAGAAGATAAAGTCACTTGTTCAATCATTAAAGAACCTATATCTTCTATCCATTTAAATTCATAAGGGTTATAAGAGTTGCCATTTTTATAAAATGGACTCCAAATATTGGGCAATGTAACTACCAAATAAGTATTCAATAATAATTCGGCATATCGTGGTATTTTAAATGTAAATTTAGAAGACTCATTCAATTGTAACATGCGTTCTCCATTGAAATCAATACGATATTTTTGTAATCCAAAATTTGTATATTTAGCATATACACTTTTAAAAAAGGTTTTTGTAGGATTCCCGTTTAATATTATATTTTGATTTCCATATGCTATAATATTTAATAAACCGCCAGGCATTACTTATAAATTAAATATATTTTTATATTACATATATGGAAACTTATATATTTATGTTATTATCTGCTTTTGTATTATTTGTCATAATATACATATATGTAATAATAAGTTCGCAAACAAATAAATGTAATTTAATAGATAATTTTGAATATTCTGACTTTATTGTTCCTTCAGTAGATATATCTAATATTCCTATAAAAAGAATCTTATTCAAATCCGCTTATAATTGTTGTTGTATTGGTGGAATGAAAAATGATTATGTTGATTTATGCGCCTTAAAAAATTGTTATAGAGCGGGTGTAAGAGTATTGGATTTTCAAGTTTTTTCATTGAATCATAATCCGGTGATTTCAGCATCTACTGTAAATCAAAATGAATATAAAGAATTATATAATTATTTAAGTTTTACAGAAACAATGAAACATGTAAATAATTCTTTTTTAAATTCAAATATACATAAAAATAATAATGAAGTCTTATTTTTAAATTTTCGTGTAAATAGCAATAATTTAAAAATCTATGATAAAATGGCAAGTATTTTGATTGATACTTTTACAGGCGGACATGAAATATTATCAAACGTAAAAATTCATAAAGATTTGAATTTATATACATTAAGTGACTTAAAAAATAAAATTATTATTATGGTAGATTTAAATGCTTCTCCTAAAATGAAAAATTCTTTTGTAAAAACAGATTTAAGTAAAATCGCATTGGTCCAATTTGGGTCTAGTAGTAAATATCATTCTTTGCATGAAAATCAAGCATCTTTACAATCTGGAGTAGAATTATCTGCTATTTATCCTACTAAAACAGCTTATTCTAATAATTATGACCATATTCAAAAAGGAATTAATAATGTATTTAACTTTGTATTTATGAATTTTCAAAAGAAAGATTATTATTTAACCAAATATTTAGATTCTTTTAAGGATTCTAGTTCTTTTCAAATCCAATATAATTAATACTACAATAATATATATGTCGTATTATCCTCAATTAGAAAAGGCGATTGAAATAAATGAATACATTCAAAAAAAAAATAAAAAAAAATATATAAAAAATGAAATTATAGAAATACTAGAAAATTTTATAAAAAACAACGGTTTAGTTTGCTATGGAGGAATTGCGATTAATTCTATTTTACCTAAAACTAAAAAATTTTATGATAAAAAATTAGATATACCTGATTATGATTGTTTTTCTCCAAATGCTTTGAATCATGCAAAAGAATTAGCATTAATCTATGCCAAAGAAGGGTATCAAAATGTGGAAGCTAAAAGTGCTGTGTATTATGGAACGTATAAAATATTTGTAAATTTTATACCTATTGCGGATTTTACAAATTTAGAAGTAGATGTATTTAATATTATTCAAAATAAATCTATCATGATAAAAAACATTTTGTATTCTCCGCCAAGTTATTTAAGAATGAGTTTGTATCAAGAATTATCTAGACCTTACGGAGATGTAAGTAGATGGTATAAAATATATAATAGACTTACTTTGTTGAACGAAACACATCCGTTTGAATATGATGTAGATTTAACTCAAAATAATATAATATCAAACACCGAAAATATGACTATTTATAAAAAATTAATAAAACTATGTATCAAAAATAAATATGTATTATTTGGAGATTTTGGTTTGTCATTTTACAAAGAGTATTTTCCTAAACACTATAAACCTATCATTGAATCCAAACAAATGAAACAAATTTATATATTGAATGATGATTATAAAAAAGTGATTGAATCCATTGAGAAACTGAATATACCTTTTAATTTGATTTCACATACAAAAGACTATAAATTTATAAATTCATTTTATGAAATAGAAATAAATGGGCAATCTTTAATGTATATTTTTACTACGAATTCTTGTCAATCGTATAACAAAATTAAATATGAAAAACATTACTATAATATTGCCAGTATAGATACAATTTTAAGTATTTATTATGCTATAGAATTTTTGAATGAAAGTAGTATTAATATAGTGAATATATTATCTTATTGTTATTTATTAGAATCGATACATTCGAATAATAAAACAAATATATTGAAAAGGTTTTATTTGCCATGTGTAGGTAAGCAAAATACAATTGAAGATATACGCAAAGAAAGAGATGAAAAGTATATAAAATATAGAAAAAATAAAAATAGTGAAGACTATAAAAAATGGTTTTTAAAATATTATCCAAAAACACGTAAAAAAAAAATAAAATAAAATTTAAAAAGAAATAATATATATATATAATGAATTATAGATTTTTACAATATATGAGAAGGTTAGATTGTAGTGTAGTAAAAATGGATTATTATAAAAAAATCATACAAGAAAATAATGTTAAAAAATCTTTTTCTAAAGTTCCTTGTATGGACCCTTATAAAGAATATAAATTAATAAGACAATCGAATGAAACTATGTTTTAATTTTGATTTCTTTTAATATATTTTTACTTAATAAAAACATATTAAAAATAACTATATGGAACGTCCGTCATGGCAAGAATATTTTACAACGATAGTCCAATATACATCTACACGCTCCCCTTGTAGTCGTCTAAAAGTGGGATGTTTAATCGTAAAAAACAATAGAATCATAGCACAAGGTTACAACGGATTTTTACCGGGACTTGAACATAAATCATGTATAGTCGACAATCATGAAATAGCAACCATTCATGCCGAACAAAACGCATTGATGGATTGTGCAAAACGAGGTGTTTCGTGTGACGATTGTATTGTGTATATAACACATTATCCTTGTTTGACTTGTGCGAAACTATTATATGCTTCTGGAATTAAAGAAGTGTATTACATTCATGATTATAACAATAGTCCTCATATAAAAGAAATAGGATTGATTCAAAAAGATAAAGAAGGTATGTCTATTACTAAAGTCAATATATAAATAAAAATACCGAAAAATAGACCATACATTACATTACCTGTTTTAGAAGTAATACCATTTTCGGTTTTTAAACTAATTCCAAAAATAACTACTAAAACTTTCATGATATAATTTTTTATCATAGGGTCATTTAACACTATAAATAATAGTGTTGCTACTATAATGATTTTATCAATATCTCTAATTTTAGAAGGTTCTTGTATTTTACGGACTTCAACATTATTATTAAAACTCACTTTTTGACGGGGTTCTTCATACACTTCTCTATCCATTCGAACTTGAGAATGAATCGCATTTTCAGGTAATTCTGTATTTTGTGGAATATGGTCTATTGGTAAATCCGCAATATTTGTTGTATGTGTCTCCATTGAAACTATATATTATTTTAGTTTCTTCTTTTTTACTTATTCGTCATCCCAATTCTCTTTTATTTCATCTGCGTTGTCTTGTAAAGGACCTAGTGGCGGAGGAGGTTCTTCTGCGGCTCTTGCGTTAGCTTCTTTTTTAGCTAATGCGTTAGCTTCTTTTTTAGCTAATGCGTTAGCTTCTTTTTTAGCTAATTCTTCCATCCAATTTATTACATCTAAACGATGTTGTAATATGATAATAGTTAATTCGCCTAAAGTAAATGTTTTATTGACTTTTGTCTTAATCACAGGTCCGCCATAGCTGCTGCCTTCAGATTGTTTTAAAATTGTATTTCTAAAAATAGCACTATTAATATTCTTTATCCAAGTATTTCTATTTGAAATTTTGTGGGTAACAACAGAATGATTTATCATATAATCTATATTTCTCATATCAGGACCATTTGTATTATTCATGATTTGAGAAGCGTTCCAATAACTTAATTTAGACATCATAGTTGCATTTATAATTAATGATTTATTATTTTTCATATCCATTATGTTATCGGTTAATTTGAGTTCTTTGCTATCTTTGTTTTGTTTTACTAGTTGTAACATTTTTTGTAATTGCACTTTTGGTGGATCTACCCCTCCTAATCTTTTAGATACATTGCGCACTTTGCGAACTTTGCGCGCTTTGCGTGTTTTACCGATACGTTGGGTTCGTCTTTTCATTGTATGTTTCATTATATTATAATAATATTATTTCTTTTTTTGTATCGCATTTTTCTATTTTATCATTTACTTTATAACATTTTTCTCCATGTTTTATAATATTGGTTTCTTTCATATTTGCAGCTTGAAACACTAAACAACTTCTATTGTCACAACTCATTTTAAATAAACTGGCTAATCCTAACCCTAAAATGATTGATAATAATTTCATCCCTAATTTTGATTTTAAAAATTTAACTATGTTGAACATATATATATAGTATCAAGATTATCTTTGTATATGTATTTCTTTGTATTTGGAGGAGTCCGATGGACATTTTATTTCGTTTAATTCATACGAAAAGCATTCATCCGACTTATCTTTATATTGATATTTATCTACATTTTGAGGGGTTGGATAAATAACAATTACTTTTTTGTATTCTTCTGAAATATAAATGTAAAATAATCCAATCGATAAACTAATTAAAAATAATTTAATATCAATATATTTAAATATCATATACTATATTATTATATTTTAGTAATTAGATAATGGTATTCTATATTATCATATTTTTTTTCTAAAATGAAAAGGTCTTTTGTAGAGACAATATAATCATAATGTTCATTATAAATGCTTTTATAACTTTTATAATCTTCAATCTTTTCGCTCATGGTTTGTTCTGGATTTCTCTCTAAATTTAACTTGTATTTATTTTCGGTTTCTATTAATCTATTTTTATAATCTTCTATTTTTTTAGTATAAGCTTGAGTCATTCCAGCTAATCGATTGGTAATATCTTTTTTACTTGTTTCTAATGCGGATAATTCATTTGTAATATCTTCATCTGAAAACTTTAATGCAAAGAGTCCTTTTAATAAGATTTCTTTGTTTATTTGAATTAAATCTTCTTCGCTCATTATAAAAATTATATATTTTAATTTATTGGAATATTTGTAAGTGGTTGAGATTTCATATTTTGATATTTTCGTAAATTCGACAAAATATAATGTTTTTTTTTATTTTCATTTATTCTTTGAGTCATGATATCTTGTTTTCCTTTATATTTTAGATTCAATGTAATACCAATAATACTAATCAATAATAGAAATAAGAATAGATTAAATAATAGATTTTTTTTATTTTCATTGTTTTTTTTTATCATGGTCAATTGATTATTCAAAACATATTTTATAGTAGGTTCTACTAGAGATGGATTCATAATATAAGGTATAATATTATAAAATTTTATAATGTTATACTATAATGAATGTTGCTATTATATCTATTAATATTTATATTGTCTTTTCTTTGTTATTTTTTATTATAAAATATTTTAAAGTAGATAGAGACAATTTAAATCGTCCGGATACCAATTGGATGATTTATTTTTTCATTATTTCATTTTTTATATTAATCATTCAAAATACTTATTATAGCACTTTAAATGATGGAGAAGCAACATGCGCAATACAACCCTTAACCTTATTTATATATACTATATTACCATTATGCTTAATCATGGGTCCAATTATTATTTTATTAATTAAGATGAATTGGAATAGAATATTTGCAAATACATTTGGTTTATTGTTTATTCCTAAAATCGTATTTAATTCTACCAATAAAAGTGCATTGTATTTTTACAATGACCCTAATATTTTATTACAAGAATTAGATACTGAAATATTATTTGACAAGCCCGAATTAATAGCAAAACTTTCAGTGCTACTTGGTGAATCTGTAGAAATAGACGATGAAACCCATCAAAAAATTATACAACAATATTACATCAAAGAAAATGTAGGTTATTTTATGTGGTTAGTATTAACTGGAATCGTAACATCCTTAGTGTCCGCTAATTCTATATTATTACAAGATTGTATGATGGAATAAGTTATTGAATAAATATATTATTATATTTTAAATGAAGTAGGTATATGATTATAAAATAAGAAAAAATAGCTAATATAATACTACATAACCATAAAGGCATTATTGTAGTATTATTATATCCAACGCCAAATTGTCTCAATATTTCGTTTTCATTGTCAAATATAAAGTTGGGCTTGAAATAAGTAAGAAGGATATATAATAATAAATACACAATTACAATTATCGTAAAAGAATCTTTTAAATCCATTATATTCTATATTTATAAAATTATTCTTCTTCATCCCTATATTCTTCATATTCGGTCATTTCTTCAATCACATCAAATTCCTCTTCATTATTTTCTTCCACTTCTTTCTTTTTATCTTCAGTTGTTGCATTATATTTGTAGATGGTTGTGCTTAAACCTATACTCCAATCTCCTAATTTGCTTTGTTTTAATAATAATTCTACATTACGATTATCATCATTCATTTGTTTAAATTTATCCGTAATTTCCTTTTTCTCTTTGTATTTGGCTTGTTCATTGTTTTTCTTAATAGTATCTACTTTTATAACTAGAGTTTTTGATATGTTTTCAACAAGTTTTTCATAATTAGCTCGTTGTTCTTTGGTACTATTTTCATAAATAGTGCATAAATAATATTTATAAATTATAATTTTATCTTTCAGCCCGAAATCTAAAAACAATTTCATATTTTGAATAATGGATTCTTCTATGTTTTCATGTTTATTTGTAAATTTATATGTATTTTCTATGATATTTAATAATTTCACTTTATCGGATGATTTCAAAATGCTTTGAAAATATTTTCTTAAATTCGGATTTGTATAAGTGGTTGTTTCTTTCATCAATGATTGCACGATTATATCATTTAATAAATTAAATAATATAGTATGTTCCATTTTATCATGTTCATGTTTGCTTGTTACAATAGTTACTCTTTTTTTAGATACAACCTTTAATTTCATGAATAATTTATTTAATTTGAGTTCAATATGATTATTTATATATTTATCTACAAAAGATTTATAGTTTTTAATATCTGATTCATGGATAGAACTTTTGATTATTTCTGTTTTCTTTTTGGTTACTTCATTTAGTGTATGTTTTGTATATAATGTTTTGAAGACATCTTTCATTAATTCGTCATTGATTTCTGGGTATTTTTCTTTTAATTCATCGTCACTTATTAAATCATTGTAGTCTGGATTTAAAATACGATCTATTTTTTTTAAACTATAAGTAGGTTTAGAAAGCTTGAATTTATTTGGATTTTTTGTAAGTTGGTTATAATAATATAAATTGGCTACTTTGTGTTTCAAACGTTGTTGATATTGACTTATCATTTCAAGATTACTCTTGTCATAATTATTAATGGTCTCATAAGTACCGTTGGCTTTTTGAATTTGAGGTTCTATTGTATGAATCCATTCATTCATTTCATGTTGAAAATAAAAATTCTTATAATATTCATTAGGTATTTTAGGTAGATTTAATTTATTGAATCGTGGTAAAAATAATAACCAAGTGTTGACTATTTTGCTTTCGATTTTAGGGGTTTTGCCTATATATAAATTATGACTCAATTTAGAACTATTTTTTAAACAATGTTTAATAAGTTTAATAAAGTTTGAAATATCTATTTCTGTCGTTTTTTTATTTATTTTTTTATTGGTTAATGATTTATAGACACAAATCATATATTCTATTCCAGTTGTTTCACTTTCTTGTTTGGTTAATGGATATCCATCAAAAGAAGTTTTACAAGAAAAAAAAGATTTTTTTATTTCGCTTGTATCTACAAAACATTGAATATAAATAAAGATAACAACATAGATTAATAATGAATTTTTGGACAATATTTTTTTCAATTTGATTAATTCGATATAAATTGGTTTTACATGTTCAACCGAAATTCCAATCGCATTCAATATGGTTTCAATATTTGTTTCTTCTTCAGAAACCATTCCAGATGATTCTTTTATGATTTCACGAGACACCACTTTAAATCCATCGCTTGTAAATCCTTCTTCATCATTAAAATTTATTTTTTTTATAGTATAACCGCTATATTTATCTACCCAATATTCATCTTGTTGGGTTCCTTGATTGAAGCATATTTGTTGAATGGTTTCATTGTAATTATTGGAATAGGCTAATGTTTTTAAAAAAGTAGGAACTAATTTTGTGCCAGTTTCTATACAATAAAGCCAATAAGGGTCTATTCCTTCTATCGTATATAATTCGCAAAATATTTTTATATTTTTTTTCTTATCTTCTTCATTTTCTATTTCAAGAACCTTATCAAATATGTATTGATAAGGAGATGGTTTATATCCATTATATTGATATAATTGACTATATACTTTCTTGATTTGATTGTATTTCAAAAATACAGATTTATTGAATGAATTGATATATTTTGATTTGGTTTCATAATAATTACGGTCATTATATTCTTGTTTCAAGTTAAATTCTTTGATAGATTCTTCTTTTACGATTTCATTGATTCGTTTATTTACATAGGAGTTGCTTACTTTAGAACCTTTCACTAGATTTGCTTCTACATTCAGAATCCATCTTTCATTATCATAGACAAATGTTTGGTTTGTTTCTATCACATAGGCTAACATTCCATTTGTAATGATATTACTTTTTGCCCATTCTTTGATTGTTTTTTTATAAGGTTCTAATTTAGATGTGCTTTCATATTTAACAATATATTTTTTTAATTCTAGTTCAAAATCATCCATGGATTTAAAAATACTTTTATTAATTTTATTCCATACTTGTGTACTAGATTTTATATAAGAGTCATTTGTGATAGGTAGAATGTTTGTATTTAAATCTTTGAATATTGGTTTTTTATCTAGTTTTATTTCATTTATAGTATTATAGATTTTATCATAAGACAATGTGCTATCTTGATTCATTCCCATGTTTAATTCGTCTATGATTTCTTTTGTGAGTTCAGATTTTCTATCCAATTTATTGGTTAAATTTGACTTTATTTTATCAAATAAAAGTAAAGTATGATTTTCATATAATGAAATTTGAAATAATTCACTAGAAGAATAAAAAGAATCTTTGTAATATTCTGTCGAATTGTCTCCGATAGAATGTAACAGAGACTCTAAAATAAATGAATTGGTAACATAGACATTCGGTTTAATAAGTATCTGATTTGTTATTTTTTTATAATGTAGAATATTCTTTTGAACCATACGATTTATGTATTCAAAATCCTTTTTAGATAATTCATAAATATCAAATATAGATATTTGTTTTATATAATCATACATAGTATAACATTTTAGATTCAAACATTTGATAAAAGTTCTTATACTAGGAAGAATGCTATTTAAAAATGTATAAAATTCTTTTTTCACTTCTTTTTCGCCGACTTTATTTTTTTTTATAATTTGATTCTTTTCTGTAAATAAACATTCATCATTAGGATTTCCTATGACATAATGTTCTTTTACATAATGAGGGGTATTTATTTTATAAATAAGTTGATTCATTTTAGATTGATTCATGTAATTTTTTAATTTGCTTACACTTGGAATCACAATACCATCTATTATAAATTCTTGGTTGGTTTTAATAAAATATAAATTGGAATCATATTTATTCCATTCACCTTCTTCATTTGTAGCATGTTCTAAAACAACATTTGTCTCATTGTCTCTATTGTAAGTGCTTTTATATTTAGAATTTTCTATATATAAATTATCCATATTTGTGTCATTGATTTGCATAATTTTAGAATTAGTCTCGATGGGGTTATTATTGGTATCTAATGAAAACTGGTCCACTTCATAAAAAAAGAATGGATTGAAATCATAAGCATCCTCAAATAGAACTTTTACATAATTGATATCTAAATCATTCGGTATTAAAGAGTCATCTTCATATAAAAATGTTTTTATATTGTCACTATAAAATTCAAAAATAGATTCGCCTTTTATGATTTTATTATAAATAGGTCTATTGGATAATTGTTTATAAATATAGTTATTCTCATGGGTATAATATTTTTTATTTAATTCGATATAATGTAAAATAATTTTGTCTCTTATTTTTTGTTGTGACTTATTATTTAAATCTACATTTTTATTAATATCTTCTAATAATACATTTACTTGTTGTTCAATCGAATAATAATATTCATTGTCTTCTGGGATAGATTCAATGGATTCTTTTACATAGTTGCTATTCAGTTGATTGAATTGTCTATCTTTTTGTCTATCTTTTTGTCTTTCTATTGTTAATTTTTTGATATGTAATAAAGTAGGCGGAATTCCTTTATAATTAAAATCAAATACTTCAATTGGTTTATTAGGTTCTTTGTAAAATTGCACATGGATTAAATCTTTCTTTTTTTTCATAATTTTTCCTTCTCGTTCGGAATCCTTATATGTAAATAAAACACTATCATTTAAATGTAAATTATTTAATTCACAAACCCCTCTTAATTTAGGTTTATATACAATAGTATAATGGTCTTGAGTATCTATTATTTTTGTGGCTGGTTCATAACTTGGTATTAAAGTTATATTTTTATCATTTACATGGTGAATAAAAAATAAATTATTATAATCATTTTTTTTTATTACTATAAATCCATATTCCATTATATATTATAATTTATTTTATTCTTTCATTCTTTATTCATACTTTTATATTTCTAAAATCTATTTGGATTTGTTTAAATACATCTAATAAGAATTGTTTTAATGTATTGTCTGAATCGCTATTATGTTCTATATAAACCACTTGAACCAAACTATGTTTATCATGGGGGTGTTCTTTTTTAAAGGAAACAAATTTGAATATATCTTTGTATTTATTATATAAATATTTTTCAATTAATTTTCCATAAGTATAATCATCTTCTTCTAATTTGATAATATACATAATATCATTATCGATGACCTTCTTTTTGTAAATATGAAAAGGTCCTTCTACTGGAATATTTGGAACATAATTTTTAATGGCAACTTCATTCAAATACTCTATAAAAGTATTGAATGTATCCACAACATGCATAGTTGCCATTTTTACGATTTCTTCGTTTTTATAGACACCAATTGTTTCTAAGATAAATCTATATTGGTTAGGTAAATAGTGTCGTTGAGCATCTAATAATTTAAAATCGGTATGTTTTTCTTCTGGTATGTTTTTCATAATTTTTTCATTTTTTTCATCATCTTCAATATTAAAGAACAAGCATTTAGATACCATATTCCAACAAGCATCTTCTTTGGCTGTTCCAATCGATAAAGTGATGGATGCTTTAAATTCTTCATAAGGTTCGCTATCGCTAATTTTGGGATATAAATAACATATAGGAATAGGTGGTTCTAAAAATATATCTTTTAGGTGTGTTCCTACTTTGCCTTCTTTATTATATGCTTTTATATGTTTAGTAGTTAATACTACTTTATCATTCGTATCATTTTTTAAATGAATCTTTAAAATATAATCTTTGATTATTTTTTTGAAGCTAGTTGTATTTGAAACTAAGATTGGAATACAAGATAAACGATGTTTTAAATATTCATTATTGTATTTGGTTGTATTGGTTTCAATTTGTATTAAATTTGCGTCATGGGGAAATCCACGAATGACAAGGGATGGTATTTTTGTTAAAATAATTCTCCTCAATCCATTTACAACTGATAAATCCACATTTTTCAAATCAAACTCCATGTGGTCTTTTATTTCTGTAATAGAATCAACTAAGATAGAACTGCTCATTACTTTATATATATTTATAATATTAAATCAATTTTTGTTTTAAATTTTTTATGTAAAAAACATATATTTTTAAAATATATAATAATAAAATGAGCAAACACGAATTATATTATAGCAAATATTGTAAATATTCTATGATAGTTTTAGAAGAAATGAATAAATGCGGACTACAAACCGATTATACTTATATATGTATTGATAATCGAATCATGAAAGATAACGTCTATTATATAAATTTATTAGATGGGACTCAAAAACTATTGCCTCCCATGATAAATCGTGTTCCCATTTTATTGTTAAAGCCACATTATGAAATATTAAGTGGTAATCAAATATTAGATTATATTAAACCACAAACAAAAAATATAGAACAAGAAAAGGAAACTATAATGAATGAACCAGTCGAATATTCTTTATCGAATAATGTAACCGGAGTTATAAGCGATTCTTATAGTTTTCTAGATATGTCTCCAGACGAACTTTCAGCAAAAGGCGACGGAGGAACAAGACAATTGTATAATTATGCTTCTTTAAATGACTTTAATAGTTCAATTGAAACACCTAGCTTACAAGATAAGAAAATGAAACTAGATTATTCAATTGAACAATTAGAACAAAAACGTAATGAAGAAATACATTTAAAGTAATGTATATAATAACTAATAATGTCTAAAAATGTATTTCAACAATTCAATACAGTCTATTTTGAGTTTATCTCTTTTTTAAAAGACCATTCCAATGGAGACAAATTATTTAATAAATTATATCAAAAGATATATATCATAAAAAATACAAATATAAAATTATTCATTAAAGTGTGGTATGATAGCATTACACTTAAATATTATCAAAGTATTATAGATGAAAATTTAAGTTATTTTTTAACTAAAGATTATAATCAAGACATGGATACAATCGAAAACTCAAATGATATTTTAAGGTATATTCATTATTTCAAAACAAATTATAATACATTTGAAAAAAAAATTATAGATATTTTTATTCAATATATGAAAAAATTAACACAACTTAGTTATTTGTATTTTAATGCGAAAGATATATAAACAATTTATGTATCCTATTATAATGGAAGGATTTATAACTATTTACAAAGACTTAAAAAATGATTTAATTATTACATTTCCAGAATTAGAAAGCAAATTAAATGATTTATCGGATGTAGAAGTCTATCATCATTGTTTAACTTATTACCCAACTCATTTTTTTGAAATTTTATATGAAAAGGATACTTTGTTTGATGAAGAAATCTATTTATTACCGACTATAGATTTTTCTTTATTGATGAAAGATGAAAAAGTATCTGATAAAACACGTTGCACTTTATGGAAATATTTACAACTTATATTATTTTATACGATTGAAAAAACAAATACTTTAGAGGAAAATGAAAATATTCATAAAAAAATGGAACAAACGATGGAAGATATGAAAGAAATGTTTCAACATAGTGATATATCAAATACTTTTCAAAATATGTTTAAAGATTTATCCAATGATGATTTTTTTAATGCTGAAGAAGTGAAACATAATTTAGATTCTATGATGAATGGTAAAATCGGAACAATTGCTAAAGAAATTGCCCAAGAAACTGCCCAAGAATTTGAAAGTGATAATCCAGAAGATTTTATGAAAAATATCATGAAAGACCCAAGTAAAATAATGAATTTAGTGCAAAATATTGGTTCTAAATTAGAAGACAAAATTAAATCGCACGATTTGAAAGACGACGACATGATGAAAGAAGCATCCAATATTATGAAACAAATGAATGATATTCCTGGTTTAAAAAATATGATGAGTCAAATGGGTATGAATGGTAAAATGGATATGAAAGGAATGATGAATAAAATGGAACAACATAAAAAACAAAATGACACAAAAGAAAGAATGAGACAAAAAATGGAAAAAAATATGGAAGAAAGGGCAATGCAAGAAGCTATGAAAAAATTAATGGAAGGAAATGTATTACAACAAAATGATGATGGCGATTATGTATTTAAAAAAGAAGGTGACGCACCTCAAAAATCCAAACGTAAAAAGAAGAAAAAATGAAGAAACAAAGAAGAAACAAAGAATGAAATAAAAAAAGAATAATATATATAAGAATGTCTTTTTGGTTAGAGGACCCAACTATATTATTTAATTCAAAGCATATATTCAATTTAATACCCAGCGAAAATCAATCCATCAACCAGAATTTAAATGCTTTAACCAGATTTATAATATTAATCTCTTTTTTTGGATACATTATGTTAAAAAAATATATGATTTTGATATTAGGATTTATTATTTTAGGTATAATTGTAATGTATCATTCCTATAAAGAAGGATACGAAGTGTATCCAAGTTCCACTTATACACCTATAACAAAATATCTATCGACTATAAACCCTTTAGGCAATACATTAATGAGTGATTATACATACAATCCTACAAAAAAAGATTCTATTGAAAAACTCCCTATCCATGCTGATAAAAGTTATGGAAAAACTCCTTCTTACGAAAGTCAATATAATTCTAGTGTAGAAAACAACATCAATGAGAAAACAAAAGAATTTATATACGAAAACAATAAAAATAATAATCAAATCAAAGATTTATTTAAGGAAGACGGCGATAATATGGCATTTGAACATCAAATGCGTCAATTTCATACAACTCCAAATACGACTATACCGAATGACCAATCTAGTTTTTTAACGTATTGTTATGGTATATTGCCTAGTAATAAATCAGTCATTTCACATTAAAAAAATATTATACTATATAAATTATGTCTCAACTATTTAATTTCACATTTAACCAATTATCTAGAATAGGACAAGATGAAAGTGCTTATACTCAATCGAATATTATGAATACAAGTATCGCCAATTATAGCACGTATAATCCTTTTTCGAATCAATGTTTAGGTGGATTAGATTTTGCTGTAAAACAACCCAATGTATTTGTAAATAAATCTACCTATCAAGTAGGACCACTTGGGTGTAATGTAAAAGATGATAGTTTTTTAAAAAAAAGCGTATTAACAAATCCAAATGTAAAATTAACTTTGCATGAACGCCCTTATAAAACTGTGCCTTTTTTAGGAAAAGGGAATGTCGATGTATATGAAGAAAATAAATTAAGATTAGGCGATACATTTAAGGAAAAAAAAAGTGTATCTCAATTTAATGAGCAATGTTTCAATGACATTGATAATTATCCTATGAATAATGAAGTTAAAAATAAAATAAAAAACTCTAAAATAGAATATGATGTAGACCCTTTTTGGATGCGTGGTGGAACAGATACACGCATTTTGTATCAAAACGTAGATTATTGTAAAAAATAATAATTTAATATATTAATGAGTTCTACTCGTAATAAAAATCAAGTATCCGATTACAATGTCAAAAAAAGAGAAAGTGTAATGATTCAAAATTATATGAGTAATTCACATTATGCCATTCATAATGAAACTTCTTTTATGGAATTAGGTTCGATTCCTAAATTTAATGGAGCTCAATTGTCCAATAATTATATTGATATAGAAAGTATGTTAAGAGGAATTCATTCTACTAATTTAGAAGGGGAATCGTTTAAGGTAAATCCTGAATTGGTCTATTTAGAAAATAAAGGGTGGTTTGAAAAACCGCAAGTTGTCATGCCAGAAGATTTTACGCATTCTTTTATGGAACGTCCTAAGTATTTAAATTAAGTTTTAGATTGTTTTTTAGATTATTATATTTTATATTTAAATATAATAATGGCATTTACTCGTTTCTCTAATGATATAGCATTACAACAAAAAAGATTAGAAGAATCCACTTCTATTGGCATTTATCATTTAAATACACCTGGGAATGGTATGAACAATCCATACATAAATGATATTCATATTCGGTTACAAAAATGGGGTGCCAATTTACATAGAAATTCAACAAATATTGAAAGTCAATTAAGAAATATATCTGTAGGTCATGTTTCCCATGATAAAATAAAGTATAATGATACAAGTTTTTTAATAGATGAAACACGTTCTTCCATGCCGGCTTGGAAAATACGTGAAAAAAAACAATTTAGATACGATTATTTGCCTAGGAATCCTCAAGAAAATATATTTGTTCCTTTCCAAAATAATTTGAATACTCGTATATTAGAAAAAGATTATTACACAAAAAATAAAAAATAAGGTATATTATAATGACCGAAGTAGTTATTGCAACAGTATTATTAGGAAGTGCTTATTTGTTATCCAACCAAAAAAACAAGGAAAATTTTGAAGAACAAATCGATAAACCAACTCTAACCAATGAGTTAAAAAATAGAATAGAACCTACTTCCTTAAAACCTAAAATAGAAACTTTGAATACTTCTATAGATAAGTATTTTGATAAAGAAGTAATAAATGGAAATTTTAGTCATAACAATATGACACCTTTTTATAAAAATAATTCATACGGCACTACAAATTATACAAACGACAATCGTTTAGATACATATACGGGTTCGGGTAGTCATCATGTTGTTAAAAAAGAAACAGCTACTTTATTCAAACCACAAGATAATTTACAAAATGTATTTGGTAACCAAAATCAAAATGATTTCTTACAATCTCGTGTAAATGAGTCAAATAGACATGCAAACTCTAAACCTTGGGAAGAAATCCGAGAAGGACCTGGGGATTTAGGATTTAATTCATCTATGCAATATCGTGACAAAACACAACCTAAAAACGTAGATGAACTAAGAACTGCCAATAATCCAAAATCAGAATATTTGTTAAATTATAATGCGCCAGCATACAAACCGAATCAATCTGGACAATTGGGTAAAATGATTAAAAAAACGCCAGATACTTATTATGTAAATGAAGGAACAAATGGTATGGGTCCAGCTTATGGCATTGAAAAACCAACACAAAATCCTTTACAAATGCTAACAAGTGAAAATCGTGATGATACAAGTGTATTGTATTATGGTGTTCGTGGAACAAATTCAAATGTTTATACAAAAAGTCAATCAGAAGAAACTAAAAAAATACAATTACCTGCCAATCCATTTACCAATTTATCGTCTCAAGGTATATTTCAAACCAACAATCATGGAAAAGAAAGTTATAATGTGTTAGAAAATAATCGTTCTACAAACCAAGACTATTTTGGTGCTATAAAGGGACAAATTATGTCAAATATTGTTTCTCATAATCCATTGAAATATACAAAAAAATCTAATTTCATAGAACATCCAAACCCCGTTGGATTTATGGGTACAACCAATATTAAACCTATTGTATATAATCCTTATGAAAAAATGCCTACTACAAATCGTGAAATGACAAGTGAAACAAAATCTCATTTAAATTTTCAAGGACAATCCAATGTGTATATCCATTCCAATCCGTATGTGTCCAATACTCAGAGACAAAGCACATCCCATTCGATTTTAGGTAATGCTGGCGGAACACCTCAATATAAATCTTATGAAGCGGAATACAACCAAAGAAATATTGAAAAACCCTACGAAAATAGAATTTCAAGTGGAAATATGAGTTTGTATAATGGAAACATAAATGCGTCTATCAATGGTCATGAACAATGCAATACAAGAACAAATGCTTTGTATGTTCCTTCCAACGATACACCTAGGGGCGAATCTACAAAGCAAACTCAAAAATATGAAATGCCTGTTATAGATGATAGTTTATTGAAGGCATTTAAAGAAAACCCTTATACCCATTCACTTTCTAGTGTAGTATAATTATCTAATAATATACATTTTTTTAATATTCATCTTTTTAATATTCATCTTTTTTAATTCTTATGAAAATAATATAATAATATAATCATTGAATTAACAATGGATATATTTAACAAATTTAAAGATAATGTTCCGCATATTTTGTTTTATGGAAATGTAAAAGACGATATTGTAAAAGAAATCGAAAAATATTATCCAAAAGAGTGTTGCCATAAATATATCATGAAACTTTATTGCGGAACATCAAAAGGCATTAAAAATATAAGAGATGATATCAAATTATTTTCAAAACAACAATTGTCTCCTACTATTTTATTTAAAAGTATTATATTATATGATGCTGAATATTTGACAGTAGATGCTCAATATTCTTTAAGAAGAAGTATTGAAATTTATAGTCATTCTACTAGATTTTTTATTATAACAAAACAAAAAGATAAATTATTACAACCCATTCGGTCACGCTTTATCCAAATCTATATTCCAGAAGATAACGTACAACCCAAAGAAAATATTCCTTATGTGGTTATAAAAAAAATAATGACAAAAGATAGTTCTATAGATACTATTGTAGAAGAATTATATTCCAATGGAATTTATGGCGATATACTTGTTGTATGGTTAAAAAACAAAATTAAAAATTATGAGGAAACCAAATTTCATTTCAAAACAATTAGTAAGCAATTAAAAAATGAAAGATTATGTTTATTTTATTTAGTATGTATATTTCGTAATAATAAAGAAATATAAATATTGTTCTTTTTTATGGATGACTTTACTTCAAATATTTTGAATGATTCTAAAAATGAATGGTCTATTCTATTAATTAATTTAATTACATGTCACATTATTGACGGGTTTCGTTCTATATTTAATGAATCTTTACAATTATGTCAAAACAATGATGAACCCGATAAATATTTAATGACGTATCAAAACTTATTGTCTCGTATTCCAAATTGGAATCAATCGATTATAACTTCAGAGAAAGAACGAATTATGATTAAATCGAAATGTTCTTATTTAGAAGATTTGGTAACATGTGTTCATATTATTCAATTAAAAATATTAAGTTGTGTGCGAGTGGGAAGCGATAATAAAAAAATTAATATTTCTATTCCAGACTTTACATTATTTTTGCATAAAATTTATATCAACATTGCTCGTAAATTATATTCCAATATTTATTTGTTTGAATTAGACATTCCGCCATTAGAACAACAACGACGCAATCGTGAATTTGAATTGTTGGTTCAAACCAGTATTATGAATACAATTCGAGACAATCTTCCAGTAGAACAATTATTGCGTCAATACATTGATGAAACCCAAGAAGTAGATGTTCATAAAGTAGAAACCATCATTGAAAATAAACCAATCTTTGTAGAAAGTGAAAACAACAATGAAACCAACAATGAAACCAACATTGAAAACATCATTGAAAATGAATTACCCAAAGGCATAGATGAGAAAAAAAATACAATCCGTTTTAACCCAGATGTCAATACAATCGACTTAAAAGACTTGAATGACATAAATGACACAAGCGAATTAAACATTGGCGATGAAGTTAATATTGACCTCAATGTTCAAAACTTAGAATGTGATATGATAGATTTAGATATAGAAGAAATATTATGAAATAACATGAAATAACATGAAATAACATGAAATAACATGAAATAACATGAAATCCCTAATTTCGTAAAAGAATAATAAATAAAAAATATTATTCTTTTAATGATGCCCTATGAATATATTTATATCTCTATTGTCATTTCCGTATTATTTTTTATAGTCAAACAATTTTTATATCGTAAAAATCCAATTCCAGACCAAAATAAAATATTCTTTAAAGAGTCCTTTTACTTATTTTTTATTATATTAGGCGTTTTATATCTTAAAGACTATTATTTAAAAATTCAAGAACAAAAAACAATTATATTTACAGACGAACCTTCTTTTTAATAAGTTCATCTATATCCACAAAATAGTCTAATGATTCTTGTTTGTAATCATGAAATGCTTTATGTGAAAATTGTTTCTCAGGAATATGAGCATTTACATTTTTAGCAATCATTTTATACAATTTAAAATCTGGGTATCTTTCATCTCCATTTTTTTTGTATAAAACATTATTACTACTATCATCATAGACCCAACCAATAATAAGGTCATAAATAGGTATTTTCCGAAATGTATCAATATCTTTTAAATCATCTATTATAAAATCAAACATAGAACATGCCAAACGGCATAAATCAAAACTGTAATTGGGTTCAATCAGAGGTTTATTTTGATTGTAAAAAGGTTCGCAATTATATTGTCCATGAGCTGTACCATTCGGAGAAAAACTATCACTGCACAAACGACCATCATTATACGTATAAATGGAACGTCCAAAATCAATTAATTTATATAATTTACCATACGTTGGAACTTTATACAATTGTCCCTTTATTTTATAATATAAAAACTCTTCTTTTGTCTCTATATACATAATATTATTTGTATGTAAATCATTATGTGTAAAATGATATACATTTTGATACACATATAACATAAGAATCGTTTGAAATATAGAACTGGTTAATTGTTCTATATTGATGTCATCAGATTCAAACAAACTATCTAATGTATCTACACATTTTTCAATGGCTATACTTTGACATGGCATTTTATGAATGACTAAGGTAAGTTCATCCATAATACTATTGGATTCACTACATGTTGAATAGTCAGAGTCATTTTCTTCTTCTTCGTCTTCTTCATCATCATCATCTTCATCTTCATCTTCATCATCATCTTCATCATCGTCTTCGTCTTCGTCTTTCGAAGATTCAGAAGATTTATCATGAATTAAATCCATCGATATATCTTGTAATTTAGTTTCTATGACATCTTCTATTTCTTCCAATATATCATATTCAATAGGTATATCTTCTTCACTCAATGTAATAGGGGTTTTCTTTAAATTTGAAAATAAAGAATGAATATTTGTATCTTTAAAATAAAATAATTTATTTAAGTTATCATTAAAATAATTGGAATCGCATAAATATTCAAAATCATCTACAATATTAATTTCACATTTTTCTTTTATACTAATAAAACTATCATAGACTTCGATTCCATGTTTAAAACCATGCACATTCAAGGCATTTGTTAATAAGTAAAAAAAATTATCCACATAAGCATAATTATTAATAGAATGAATATATTCTTCGTAAATATTATTACATTTATTTTCTTTTGTTGGCAATATACCTATTTCATATTTTTTGTATTTTCCTATCAAATATTTAATATAATCTACTAAAGGAATTGTTTTCATAAAACATGGATGGTCTTTTCCGTCTATTGACACAATATAATTATTATAATCGATTTGTTCTTTATAGTGTTCAATAAGAGATTTGTATTCTATTTTATAATGTTCAAATATAGGATTAAAATAATTTTTTTCCATTTATCTTTATATATAATATTGTTATATAATTTAAACTAATTGCGTCTTAACTCTTCATAATACTATGTAGTAATATACTATATGACTCTGAATTTAAAGAAATTTGATATGAAACGTATTACTTTTTTAAAAAATGAAAGCAAAGGTCCGGTCATTGTATTAATCGGTAGAAGAGATACCGGAAAAAGTTTTTTAGTAAGAGATTTATTATTTCATCATGTTGATATTCCTATTGGAACAGTCATTTCTGGAACAGAAGCGGGTAATGGTTTTTATTCTTCTCATATTCCTAAATTATTTATTCATGATGAATACAATACTGGAATTATTGAAAATATTTTAAAACGACAAAAAGCAGTTATCAAACAAGTCAATAAACAAATCGAAATGTATAAAAAAAGTTCTATAGATGCTAGAGCCTTTGTTATATTAGACGATTGTTTATATGATAATGGTTGGGCAAGAGACAAAATGATGCGTTTATTATTTATGAATGGTCGTCATTGGAAAGTCATGCTTATCATTACGATGCAATATCCATTAGGTATTCCCCCCACACTCAGAACCAATATTGATTATGTGTTTATTTTAAGAGAACCTTATATTGCGAATCGTAAAAGAATCTATGAAAATTATGCTGGTATGTTTCCCACGTTTGAATCCTTTTGTCAAGTCATGGACCAATGTACTGAAAATTATGAATGTTTGGTTATAGATAATAATGTAAAATCCAATCAGTTACAAGAACAAATCTTTTGGTATCATGCCGAAAATCATAAAGATTTTAAGTTGGGGTCCAAAGAATTTTGGGAATTGTCTAAAAATTTAGGGTCGGATGAAGAAGACGAACAATACAATCCAGGTGATTACAAATCTAAGAAAGGACCTAAAATCAATGTAAAAAAAACAAAATGGTAGTCTTATAGTCTTATTATATTGTCAGCATAAGGTAAAATTTCGGGATCATGGCTAATCACAATAATCGTTTTACCTTTTGTCTCATTTTTGATAAGTTTCACTATTTTGACTCGTGTTTCTGTATCTAAACTGGTTAAAGGTTCGTCAAAAATAATGATTTGTTTATTGGGTTTTAAAATTCCACGAATCACCATAATTATTTTTTGCATACCTAATGACAAATTCGACCCATTGACACCACAATTGGAATCAATACCATTTTGCAATCTATCATAATAATCCATCAATTCATATTGTTTTAATAATTCTATTATTTTTTCTTTGGGCACGTTGTTTCCATATTGTAAATTATACAATACACTTTCTTCAAATAATATGGTTCGCTGATTCACATAATAAATATTATTTCGTATATCGGTTTGACATAAATCTTTACTATTTATAGAATCTAAATAAATAGTGCCTTGTGTTGGAGTATACATTTTTATAATTAATTTCATTAGGGTTGTTTTACCTGAACCCGATTTCCCCATCAATACATTGATTTGATTTCCCTTAAATTCAATATTCACATTACGCAATACATAATCATTTTTTTCATCATAACGATAACTTATATTACTTAGTTTTATACTTGAAAAGGTTCGTATGGGCTTACATGAATCATTATCATTTATAATTTGGATGAAATCATTTATTTTAAGTAATTTGGAAAATCCAAAATATTGATATAAAGTATTATTCAAAAACTTATCTTGAATACCTTTATACAACAAAAATATAATTAAAATGGTGCTTGTATTTTTGACATCTTTATACAATAATTTGTATATAATTATAAAAAAGAGAATATACGATAAACTATTCACAATAAAAAAGATGGTATCATTAATATCATAACATTTTTTCATTTTATCCAATAAATGGTCTTCTTTTTTCATAATAGTGCTTAATTCAGTTTGGATAGAATTATCAAAAAGTATATTCATTAAATTTTTTATTTTGTCTCCAATATAATTATTATTGCTAATCAGTTGTGTATCATATCCAGAATAACAATTGATTAAATCATTATGAAATATATACAAAACACTTATCAATAAAATAAATTGTAATATAAAAATATATCCAATCGTTTTATCGTAATATAAAAAGTATATACTGATTACGATGAACATGATAAAACACATGATGAAATCTACAAATAAATATCTGATGATGAATCGGATGGTCCCATAACTATTTTCTATCATCCATGAAACTTGGGATTCAGGTATTTCTTTATAATTGGTGGTGTATTTATAAAATATATCTTGAATGATTTCTTTTTTAGAATTACTTGAGAAACTATATAAGATATCATTTTCGATGTTTTCCTTCACATATTGTAAAATGGAATATAAAGCAAAAAAGATACCTATTATATATAATATTCCCATTTTACTTTTATTTTGTATGGATTTTACTATATTGATTCCAAATGTTTCCTTTTGATTCGTAGAATTAATAAATTCGGTGATGGAACGAGGGATTAAGATGGAACCAATACTATATACAATAAAACTTAATAATGTATACATTAAAAAGTAAAATTTATGACTCATTATATATGGAATGATTATACTATTAATAATATACATTATATATAATAAATATTATTAGACCAACATAAAATAATTATACAATAGGATTCACTATATTTTTTAATTCATGAATGACATGACTCCAATCAAAAGGTGCCTCTTGTCGTAATAACTTCATATTTGGATACCAATTGGTTGTATTGTTATGTGTCCATCTCCAATCACAACCGCTTGTTAATAATACATAACATACTATTCCTAATGTTCCACACATATGAGCAAGAGATGTATCGGTTGTTATAACACAATTTACCTTTTTTAATAATGTAGTGCTATGTCTAAAACTTTCTTCTTGGTCTAAGGATACATGGGCTACATTATACGTATTTAATATACACTTTTCTTCATGGGTTATATCTTGTGTAATACTTATCCATTGTATATGTTCTAGTTTAAATAAAGGAATCAATAATTCTAAATCTATACTTCGATTGTATTTTTCATGAGTATTTTTAGAACATCCTTTCCAATTTATAATGATAGATTTTTTTTCTATACAAAAATCAATGGGGTAACTTGGTAAATGTGGAAAATATTCAATATATATATCTTTATATTCTAACTCTAAAGCATTAAATAATTGTGAAACATTGATATGATAATCAAATGGAGGAATACTATCTCGATGATAATAAGGTATAATAGAAAGTTGTTCTATATCTTTGTAAATATGCGAATAAATCCAATACAAATTATCATAGACCAAAAACAATATTTTATTTGTAGCATAGGTTTCACATATTTTTCGGATAAATCGACTATACATTATATTGTCTCCAATTCCTCCCGACATATATATCAATAAAGTCTTATTCCTATCGTCTTTTTTTAAAAAAGACATCGTTTTTGGTTCTATGTTTAAATGTTTTACATATACCGGATTCAAATATAAAATATAGGGAAAAGATTCTTTGTATTGTTGTTTGCTCAACAATAACATTCCATAATGAAAACTAACGTCTTGTTGTATAGTTTCATCTTTATTAAAAAATGTAACATAATGATGTAATTTATATTCATATTCATTGTGTATATTTAAATAATTACAAATCGTATTATAACGAAAATATAAGGTAATTGTGAATAAGTTATTTAAATGTTTTTCTTTATAGGAATCTGCTAATAATTTACATGTTTCATAAGATTGATACGTTGTTTTTTTGTCTCCTAATTGTATGCTATCTATCATATTTTTATCATTTGGACTAGGTTCATAATAAAATAAAATTTTATAGGTTTCATCAATACATCTTATAATCGATTCAATGTGTTCTTGATGGGTTGTTTTTTTAAACTCTTCGTAAAATAGACTATAAGTATCTATTACTATATTTTTAGTATATTCTTCGTATATTACATGTCCAAGCGTCATTATTCTATTGTGTCAATTGATTTTATATTCTAATTTATTATATACTTTTTCTTCTACTAGAAAAGAATGATATGTTGTGTTTATTTCTTTTTTGATTTCATAACGTCTATCATTATACGTATGAATATTTTCTGATATTAAAATATAGTCTTTGTCAAATTCTTTCTTTTGACTCTTCAGCCTTATGGCATCTTCACAATCCCATAATTTATGGTTGATGTCTTTTAATTTATTATATAAATCTATAAAAACATCATCGTCTTTTTTATGTTCGCACAAACCATTATATTCATTTTGTATATTTCTTTTTTTGTCTTCATCCAAACATTTAGATAATTTGATTTCTAATATAGTTAATTTATCTAGGATTTCACCATAAGAACAAGGAATCAACATTATTAGTGTATTCTATTTTTTTTTATATTAAAATAGTATTATTTAGTATAATATGCATACTTTATTTATATTTCGCCGTGATTATAGAACACAAGATAATGTGGGTTTCAATTATTGTATTCGTAATTTAAAAAATATTATTCCTATTTTTATTTTTACACCAGAACAAATAAAAAACAATCCCTATTTTTCAAATTCAAGCGTTCAGTTTCTTTGTGAGTCTTTGGAAGAATTAAGAAAAGAAATACCATTACATGTTTTTTATGGAGACAATATAAAAGTGTTAAATCAAATTCATAAAACCATTTCTATTTCTACGATTGTTTTTAACAAAGATTATACTCCTTATGCTAGAAAACGAGACACAACTATTGAACTATGGTGTTCAAAACATGATATACAATGTATTATGACTGAAGATTATTTGTTAAGTCCTATTGGAACATTCAATAAAAAAGACGGAAATCCTTATGTTGTTTTTACACCTTTCAAAAATAATGTAATGAAACATAGCATACCAAAACCCGAGATTCTTGGAATAAAAAATGTGATACATAAAAAAGAATTAGAAACTATAAAATATTATAAAAAAGAATTAGATTATTATACATTCCATCATCAACTTAAAGGCGGTAGAGCACATGGATTACAGCAACTCAAAACCAAAGTAGATTATGAAAATAGAGACAAATTATGTGTGGAAACGACTCAAATGTCTGCGTATATCAAATATGGTTGTGTCAGCATACGAGAAGTGTATCATCATTACAAAGATGTTAATATCAAATCACAACTTATTTGGCGTGAATTTTATTATTACATTAATTATTATTTTCCAGAATTATTAGAAAAATCTAAATCGTATCAAAACAAATCTATAAAATGGGTTCATAATAGCAAACATCTTGAATTATGGAAAAAAGGAGAAACGGGTTATCCAATCGTCGATGCTTGTATGAGACAACTCAATCAAACTGGATATATGCATAATCGAGGAAGATTGATTGTCTCTAATTTTTTAAATCGTCTATTAGGATTGGATTGGAGATTAGGAGAATTGTATTTTGCACAACAATTAATTGATTATGACCCTTGTGTCAATAATGGTAATTGGCAATGGATATCATCTGTCGGGATTGATACAAAACCATCAAGCCAACGTATATTCAACCCATGGTTACAAAGTAAAAGATTTGATAACGATTGTATATATATTAAACAATGGATACCCGAATTACAAAATATACCCCCTCAAGAAATTCATCAATGGGATGTGTATTATAATGAAGACGTTTATCTAAAACCTATCATCGATTATTCTTTCGCAAGAGAAAGAAGCCTTACAATGTATAAAGAATAATATTTGTAACTTATATGTATATTCATGATGAATGGGGCACATTAAAAAAAGTCATTTTAGGCACTTCGCAAAAATATGTGAAATATACAAAAAGTGATACACAACATAAAATAGAACAAACATTATTGAAAAATATCAAGACTATACTCGAAAAAAGAAATATAAAAGTAATTGAACCCAACTATATAAAAGACTTGGAGATTGAAGAATCGTTATGGGTAAGAGATTCTAGTATAGTGATAGACGACCAAGTGATTTTATTACCTTTACAAAATAATCATGAAGCACAACGACTCTTAGAATATAAAACCATTCCTTTCAAAAAATATACTCTTCCCCCTAAAGGGATTCAATTAGAAGGTGGCGATATACTACAAATGAAAACTATTTTATTTATAGGTATCCATGAAAGAACCAATGTATTAGGTTATAGATGGATAAAACAACTTTTTCCAAATAAACATATCCTAAAAATACATCATAAGGCACTCCATTTAGATTGTTGTTTTTCCATATTACCTAACAACATAATATTGTATTCAAAACAATATATTCATGAATTGCCAACTTTTGTCTCGAATCATTTTCAGTGTATCAATGTCGATACATTTATAAAAGGGGAAACTAATTTATCTACTAATTTCTTATTTTTAGATAAGACCACTATACTTATAGACCACCGATTCAAACCAATCCATACATTGTTAAAATCGTATGGTTTCCATCTGATTCTTGTAAATATAGCAAATATGTGGAAATATGGTGGAAGTATTCGATGTTTAACACAACCATTAATCAGAAAATAAGAACTAAAAATATAAAACTAAGAAAGAGTATATGAATGTATATGATTTGAACGAATTTACAAGTACGAATATATTATTGTATCAACAAGAAAACCCATTACTGGTTTTTTATTGTTTATTAAAAGACCACCTAGAAGATGCTATTTTAGTCTATCAAATTTATAAATGGGAATTTATTTATTGCACAAGCGTTCCTTTTTTAAAATGGATAAAAGAAAATAAAATTCATATTGAATTACATGAATCCTCTATAAAAGAATTACTACAAAATGGAGACAAAGAAGTATTAGACTATATTGAACCCAAAGACTATGTTTATTCTATTTTATTAAGTCCTTTACCATTCCTACAATATATAATACATCATTATACTATAACCATTGACTATAGTTCTTTTATTAAACTAATTCATGAAAATAAAAAGAATATATATGATATTTTTTTACTATTGTTATCCGTGTTTGATATCAAAGAAAGTATTGTAGTTGATATTATTTATTATTTATGTAAATACAATGAAAATAGGCTTATCCTACATTTCATAAGTCTATATCCACTGATTCTAAAAAAGTATAATTCTTACCTTTACTTATATTTTTTTAATTCAATTACTTATAACAATGTAGAATTAACTCTATATTTTTTGTCCATAGAACCAAGACTCATCAATAATATAGGTATAGTGGATTTATTTCTAAAAAGATGTACTAAAACATTAGAATTATTATATAGTTTAAATAAAACATTATTTACAAACATAAATCATAATTATATTTTCAAAAAAATAGCATCCAACCCAATCATAGATGAACCTTTTTTAGATTGGTATTTGTCTCAGTTTAAAGATAAAGTAGACCCTCTTTTGTTTGAAGAACAAATTCATATATTCAAAATGAACGGATATGTAATAGACCCTAGTATAAGTGATGATTACTTTATTCATGCGTGTTCTAATAATTATTTACATATTGTAAAAAAATACAACTATAAGTATTCTATCTTAGAAAAAGGATTTGAAATAGCCACCTTCTTAGGATATTTGGATATAGTTGAGCATTTAATTCATTTTATAAAAAAAAATACATTGTATAAAATATTACATGCGTTAATACTAGTAGATACACCTCATACATCAATTGTTCAAACATTATATAAATCTATATCCATTTATCCGCCTAAATTAATCCATTATTTTTGTAAAATGGGAATGATGGAAGCGAACCACTACAAAGAATTGGATGAAGAATGTATACAATTATTATCCATAAACGGTCATTTTTCTATTTTGTATGATATTCCACCAAGTGCTTATGACATTTCAAACGCATTTATTGATGCATGTGAAACAGGTAAAGGATTATTTATAGCAAAATGGCTCTATTATAAGCATACTATAAGTAAAAATACAATACAAAACGCTTTTTATAATTCTTATGATATTCATACATTGAAATGGTTATATAGCATTGAACCTATACCCATGACCGAAAATAATAATGCTTATTTTATAGAACGTTGTATAAACAATGAATTAGATATTGTGATGTGGTTATGCGAATTATATCCCCATTATTCTTATTCGATAGTCAATGGGATGATTTGTTATAGTATTGACCTTTTAAAAATCTACAAACCAAAATCATCCACATTCGAATGTTGTATATGTCTTGAAAAGACTGGTGACTCTATGAGTGTATGTAGTCATTGTTTTTGTTATTCATGTATTAATCGGTGGTATAAAAAAAACAATTCTTGTCCGATATGTAGAGACACATTAGAACAAGTCTATTTTTATAAGTAAAGTTTATTCTACACTTACTACTTTTGCTAAATTTCTAGGTTTATCTGGATTGTATCCTCTTTTGATAGCTAACTCATACGCAAGTAATTGTAGCGGAATCATATTTAAAATACATTGATATGTTTTATTTTTAGAGACAACGATGGTATTGTCTCTTTCTAAGGGTTCATTTGTGATGGTGATTAATGTAGCATGACGACTTTTTATTTCTTCATATATATTTTCATTTTTATACCAATATTTATCTTTTGGAGAAATCATTATTACTGGAAAATGTGCCTCCAATAAAGCAAAAGGTCCATGCTTTAAACTACTGGACGAATACCCTTCCGCATGAATATACGATAATTCTTTTATTTTCAAGGCTCCTTCTTTTGCTGTATATTCATCAAAATCTTTTCCTAAAATATAACAACGATTCTCTATGAAACCTACATAAGTTTTCATATCTAGGTTTAATGTTTCTTCCACATCTTTGGATAATTGGGTTAAATCTTGTATGATTTTTAAGTGATACGATTGAATTCCCTTTTGTAATTGTGAAAACCATAATGAAATCATAGACAATAAAGTCACTTGGGATATAAAAGATTTGGTAGAAGCTACGCCTACTTCACGACCAGCATTTAAATAACACCCACAATCTACTTCTCTTGCTATAATAGAATCTACTTTATTAATGACACCAATCGTAATATGACCTTCAACAAGTTCAATACATTTATGTAGGTCTTTTGTTTCACCTGATTGAGACACCATTAGGAACGCACATTTGCCTTTAGGAATATCATATTTTGTAAATTCACTTGCATCAAATGCTTGGACACTAATAAAATGACACCATTTTTTTAAATATTTAGAACCAATACATGCCGAATAATAAGATGTTCCGCAACCTAACAATATAATATGTTCAATATTCGATAATAATTCTTTATTTAATCCTCCTAATATAATTGTTCCATCTTTTTTATATCTACTTCCATGATTGGTCACATTCAATATTGTATATTTTTGTTCATAAATTTCTTTTTGAGTCCAATGGGCATAAGGTTTATAATTTTCTGTAAAAGATTCAATATGTATGTCTCGTAAAAGATAATTATGTGTAGTAGAAATATGTATCTCATTATCAATATGTTCGATTTTACATATATCATTTGAATGGAGTTCAATGTATTGAGTCATTTTACCACAAAAACCACTATATTCAGACGAAACAAGAGCAAATGTAGTGCCATTTCCAATTAATAAAGGACTGCCATGTCTTACACAATACAATACATTGGGTTCTTGTAAAGTTTGAATACATAATCCCCATGTTCCTTCCATAGAGTGTATTGTTTTTTCAATGGATTCTAGAATACTATATTCTTTATTATAATATTCTAATAAATTGACTATAATTTCTGTGTCGGTTTGAGAATAAAAAATATAGCCTTGTTTTAGTAAAAAACTTTTTAATTCTTTATAATTTTCTATAATACCATTATGAACTATCATAAAATTTCCATTGTTGCTTTTGTGTGGATGTGAATTTTCGATTGTTTTAGGTCCGTGAGTTGCCCAACGTGTATGTCCGATTCCATTGATAGAGTTTGGATATATAGTATTTTCCAATTGGTCAATTGAATTTTCAGATACACATTTTTTTAAGAACCATTCATTTTGATATAGAAGAGACAAACCGGCGGAATCATACCCTCTATTTTGCAATTGTTTTAAACCATTTATTATATGGTAAGAAGCAATATCACCTAAACAAGCAATAATACCACACATTATAAGAATAAAGAATATAATTTTAAGTTCATTAGGATATCCTTTATGTTATAAAACCCCTTATTTGACTCAAAGAAATTTATATTCTATGTGTTTTTCTTCTTTACATCATAAAATATTTTATATATATATATGAACTTTTACGATATGTTGTTTGGACCTTTATCTGCCGATTTTTGTAATTTATTTTTTGTGCTTATGTTAGTAGCTTTGTTTTTTATTGTCATAAACATATTTGGGTTGTTTTTTGCAGCAAGGAAAAATATAAAACTTTTCCCCTTATTTGTCTCTAATTTAATTACTGGATTGTTTATGTACTTTCACTCCAGACTATTATATTCAATGTGTTTAGCATCATTACGTTAAATAGTATTTAAAAACATAGTAATTTAAATACTAATGCCTATTCCAAAAATAATACATCAAATATGGATTGGTCCCAAAGACCCACCTATCAATCATATGAATACATGGAAAAATATGAATCCAGATTTCGAATATATCTATTGGAATGAAAAAGAAATTGTAAAGCGTAATTTAAATTTAGAATGCAAACATCGAATCCAAGAAATGATTGAAATCAACGGACAAGCTGATATTATTCGGTGGGAAATTTTGTTTGAATATGGTGGTATATTTTTAGATGCGGATTCCATTTGTGTTGAGAAAATCGATGATAGTTTAATGAATTGTAAATATTTTGCTGGTTGGGAACATGAAACATTAAGACAAGGATTGATTGCTACTGGAACGATGGGGTTCCCACCCAAACATCCACTTGTTAAAGAAGCAATTGAATGGATAAAAAACAATTGTGTAAATTATCATATAAATGGTTTAATGGCTTGGAAATCTGTAGGTCCTGGATTATTAACACGTATATACAATAGCGGTAAATATAATGATATGACTCTATTTCCATCTTATACATTTTTACCCATTCATTGTACTGGTGCTGAATATAAAGGACATGGTAAAATATATGCTTATCAAGAATGGGGTTCTACAAAAAGAAATTATGATATCATGAATACATTGACTTTACCCGAACAATTTAAACCACCTACGTTATCTGTATCTATATTAGTATCCAGTTTTAATACAAAAGCCAGTTTTGTGAATGAATGCTTACAATCTATCAAACATCAAGAAGGATTATTTAATATGGAAATTGTTTGGATAAATGATGGGTCCGATGAAATTCACACATCTATATTAAAAAAAATGTTGAACCAATTTGAAAAAACGTCCCGATTTACAAAAGTAGTTTATTCTGAAAATGAAGGTAATAAAGGTATCGGTTTTACTTTAAATCGGGGGGTATTAATGTGTAGTAATGAAATCATTATTAAGATGGATAGTGATGATAGAATGGTACCTACTCGTATTGAAAAACAACTAAAATATATGATGGAGAATCCAAATGTGAAAATATGCGGAGCACAAATACAAATGTTTGATGAGACAAATGAAAAAGGTTCAACATCACATCCATCTATTACTTGGGAAGAATACAAAGCAAAACCAAGTCATTGGTTTATGAACCACCCAACAGCATGTTATCGAAAATCCGCATTAATAGAAGCAGGTAATTATGACCCAAACTTGAAACAAATGTGTGAAGATTTTGAACTAGAATTACGAATGTTAAAAAAACACGGATATATTTATAATTTACCAGAAGTATTGCTACATTATAGATTACATGAGAACCAAGTAACATATAATGGCGGTGAAGGTGGTAGAGACAAATGGAACTCTATACGAATTAAAATTATATACGAGTTAATATCTAATTAAATTCTATATTTTTTTAATTTAAAAACAATCAATATTATTACATAATGTCTAATTTAGTTTTGATTACATCTGTTATTAATACACCAAATATTCCACTCTCTTACAGTAATACCCGAAGTGTATTTTCTAGATATGAAAGATTTTTACAAACAAAAAAAACGATTGAAAGTATAAAGAACAAACTACCAAATGATAAAATTATAATAGTAGAATGTAGCGACTTAAATCAAGAAGAAACAGATTATTTAAAAGATAATTGTGATTATATTTTAAATCTTTGGGAAAAAAAAGAATTACATAATAGTATTTTTGGTATTTCCAAATCATTAGGTGAAGGAACCATGACAATTGAAGCATTCAAATATATAAAAGATTTAGAATATAATTATTTATATAAAATATCTGGACGTTATTGGTTAAATACAAATTTTGAAATTGGTAAGATTCAAAGTAATGTATTTAAAAGAATAAATAATAATGAAAATAATATATTTACGGCATTATATAAAATAGATAAGAATTCAGTTGAAAAATTACTATTATTTTTAAGTCAAAATATAGAAGCAATGAAAAAATGTATAGGATATGAAATATTAATGTCACATTTTGTTAAAAATATTGATAAAAAGTTAGTAGATATAATTGGACTATCAGGATTAGTATCCGTTTGCGGTAGTGAAAATAATGGATAATAATTCATAAAGAACCGATAGTCTAGAAAAAAAGACAATTATTATAGCCGACCAGGTGAAAAAATGTTAGAATCATTGATAAATCCAAACTGGAAGAATTATTAAACATAATTCATATTATCATATAAAAAGTATTTTTTGTTTTTAAAGGTCCAATTGATGATTCTAAATTAATAGATTATAATAGTAAACTAAATCCATTAACTAAAGAAAATTTATATACATATTTAAAAAGCAAAAATTTGATTTAAATATCTAATAGGTTTATTAAATTATTGCTACATTTTTCAACACTCAAATGTTCCATCACATATTTTCTGGGATTATATGTTTCTAGTTTATTTATAAATTCATTATATTTACATTCAAATTCTTCTTTTTCATAAAAAATTTCCCCGCATTTATCGCTCCAATACGGTATAGTCGTACACGGTATATTAGGATAATTATATCCTTGTTCTTGTGACATATATTTTGTATTCCAAACTAATAGTGGCACATTACACGCAAGTGCCTCTTCTATAGCAAATCCTTGACTTTCGTGTCTACCCAATATTAACCCATATTTACTATCTTGTAAATAACTTATATAATCTTCTTCTTTATATCTTTTAATATAATCAAATATGACGTATTCTATATTCATTTTTTTAAGATAGTCTTCCATAAATTGTAATTCTTTCGGATGTCTACTTTTGAAATAAATAAAGACTTTATTTCTTTCTTGATTTACTTGATTGAATTTATAGGTATCTACTGGAAAACAAAATGGTTTTATTGGAATATATTGTTCAGCACCCATTTGTTTCCATAAATGTACTACCCATTCACTCGGTTGAATATAAATAGAATTATTTACATTATTGATTTGTTTCATTTTATTAGTTGGAAATACTGAAAAATGTGGACCAAATATAAACTTTTTATTTGGATATTTACTGGTATCAATCGGCGAATTAGGTGAATATATTATATCGTAGTTATTTATATCATTCATATTTCCGAAATGATAGGACCATTGTAAATAGTTTAATATATTTATCAATCCAATTTTATTTTTATGATGAAAATGGGGTGATACTATCAAAAATTTCATTATAGTATATACATTTTTTTATTTAAATAGATAAGTTTTGTTTATATAATGTTAATTCCATATGGCGATTTACTACAAAAATATAATCTTAAAGTGAAAGGTATTCTTCATATTGGAGCACACGAATGTGAAGAATTAAACCAATATATACAATATGGTGTGAATACTATATATTGGGTAGAAGGTCAAGAAAGTTTGGTTCATAAAATGAAACAAAAAGGAATCAAACATATATATCATGCTTTAATCGATAGTGAAGATAATAAAGAAGTTACTTTTCATATTTCCAATAATGGACAAAGTTCATCTATATTAGAATTTGGAACTCATTTAACACATCACCCACAAGTTCATTATGTTTCTTCACAAAAACAAACAACCACCCGTTTAGATACATGGATTGAAACAAATCATATTCCTATTGAAACCTTAAATTTTCTAAATCTAGATATTCAAGGGATTGAATTAAGGGCATTAAAATCAATGGAAAAATATTTGAAATACATTGATTATATTTATACTGAAGTAAATAGCGAAGAAGTCTATAAAGATTGTGACTTAATTGGATCCATTGATAGTTACCTTATACAATTTGGATTTCAACGGACTGATTCAAGAATCTATAAACAATTTGGTTGGGGTGACGCTTTTTATATGAAAATTATTTAAATAATATAAAAAGAACTATTGAATTAGAATAATGAAAATTGTTCGACTTGGAATGACTGAATCTGGATTGTTATTTTTAAATTGGATTTGTAAAAATATACATTTAAACGAAGAACAGAGACAAATTATCATGAAACATATAATGAATCTAACCAATTGGTTATACACCACTTCGGGGTATTATGATAAATCTGTAAAAGGTGATAAATTTAATTTCGATGAATCATGTTTAAATAAAAATTACTATACATTTATAGGTCATTTAGAAACAGCGATTCAAAAATGTCATGAAACCAGATTTTATTTCCATGATGGAGTTATTATGAATTTGTATATTCAGTTCAAAGAACAATTCCACAATTATTATAATTTAAACAATGTGGTTCTATTAAATAATACAAAATCAATTGCGAATATTGCTCCTACCTTTAAACTTATAGGTGATAAAAAAGTTTTAATAATTTCATCATTTAGTGATTTAATTAAACAACAATATGAATCTGGTAAAGTATATAAATTAGGTATTGATTTTCCTAAGATTCATGCGTTAGATTGCGTTACAACACCTTATTGTTTTTTAAATCAAGGTCCTCATCAGAATTATTTTGAAACAGTCGAGTCCATTTTTAAAGAAATTCAAACAAAAGACTTTGATATTGCTTTATTAGGTTGTGGCGCGTATGGTCATATGCTTACCCATAAAATTCATAGTGAATTAAATAAAGATGCTATTTATATTGGAGGTCCTATTACAAATTTTTTCGGTATTTTATCCACACGAGAACTTAATCACGGAATGGGTAAAGACATAGTATTAAATGAATATTGGATTACAACAATTCCAGAATCGTTTCGTCCATCGAATTATAAATATATTGAAGATGGTTGTTATTGGTAATAAATATTATATATATATATAGAATGGAAAAAGATACTATGTCTGAAGTGGTCAATGACTTGAAAGCAAAAAGAGATGCGTTGAGTTTAGCACATGAACAATTAAAAAAAGACAATGACGATTGGAATAAATGTATTATTGTTTTGTCTCTATTTACCGGAATGTTTGAATCGATGAAAATAAAAATGGGATGGAATAATAATGTGGTGGCGTTAGTTCCTATTGCTTTATCTTCTATCATTGCGTCTATATCCGCTCTTATTAAATTTAAAAAATTCCCGGAACAAATGGAAACCTTAATACAATCCACTTCATTATTAACAAATACTTTAAATAAATGTAGAAATCATGAAATTTTAGACCATGAAATTTTAGTAGAATACAATGATGCTTTAGAAAAATTAGAGACAAGCGTGTACCCAGATATCAGAAAACAATACTTAAAAATGTCTCAAAAAAATTTAATCGAAATTATGAAAATAGAACAAACGTATTTCAAAAATATAGAATTGGTAAATAAAGGCGAAAAAATAATACAAATTAAAGATGATGATTCTATGAAAGAAAAACATCATTTTATGTTAAATCCATTAATCAAGCGCAAGGAAAGTTCTACATCCACAATTGATTCGAATAAAAAGGCAAACGAACCCACCCATGAAGTTAAAATAGATATTCAAGAATCAAACCAAGCATCAAACCAAGAATCAAACCAAGCATCAAACCAAGCATCAAACCAAGAAATAAAACAAGAATCCAAAAATCCAGAACCACTTGATATTTCAGGAACTACCATTTTATAATTTTCCAATGAGGTGGAAATAAATCATGCATGAGTTTAACACCTTGAGCCGGTCCAAACCATTGACTCGGATAATATACATTATTATTCAGTTGATTTAAATAAGCACCCCACCAACTAAATGTGCTATTTGCTATTATATTATGGTTACATAAACTCATTTGTATCATTTGTTCCCAATCGGATATATTATTATCAATAGGTTGAAAGATTAATTTTCTATAAGTTTGTTTTAATATTTTGACATGTTTATGAACTTGAATTCTATCTTTTTCTTCAAAAAAATATAGAATGGTCCAATCGTCTTTTTGTGTATCTTGTATAAGCATGTCTAAGGCTTTGATATAATATTCAGTTGGTAATAATGGATGATGTTCTTGTATATCTTGATAATCCCCAATACGAAAATGCAAAGATATACTATTGGATACATTAAATAACTTTTGGGTTTCACGTATTTTTAAGAAACGAAATAAGGTTTCTTCATGGTCTTTAAAATACTTATACGACTGGAAATAACCGAATAATTTAAAAGGTGTATGTATATAAGGTATTTCTTTATAATGAAAATGCGGTTCTTTATAGAGAGGTAATTGTAAAGGTGGTTTCAAAAAAGGAGTTATAGATTTTAAAAGGTTATTCCAATAAAAAGGGCGGTCTAATCGTGTAGGTTCTTTTTTTTCAAAATAAAAAGGAATCTTATGTGTTAAACTATAAGAAATTAATGCGGCTATTTGAAACAATTGATTTCCCAATCCGCCCATCAGTTCAATGGTTATCATTAAAATACTATAGTTTATTTTTTTAAGTTGTTAAAAATTTCATTATAATTCTTGCTTTTTCAACTGCAACTATATCATATCTTGTGGGAAAATTATTCAATACTAATTCTTTACATTTTACCGATACATTGTCTCCTTCTTCGTAAGATATTTCTACGTCTTTTGTAGGATAGACTCTTGTGGTTTTTTGACAAAATCCGCTTAAATCGTTCCAATCGAATGTTACATCTACATCATTTATGGTAAAAGTAACATGATTTATACTAGAATCTAAAGTCACCATGGAAGAATCACTTAATAATAAACCTACTTTTACAAGATTACTTTTAATCAATATAGGATATCCAAAATAATTATCTTGGTCATATGCGCCAGCACCATACGCAAAAGGAAATTCACCCGCAGATAAATCGTTGGTTTCACCTACAACTTGATACGCAAATCCAATCATGGACGTAGATTGTAACGACCCATCTATTTTCACATTACCGCTTACATCTAAAGTAGTCGCAATCTTTAGCCCACCACTAATGTCTAACGACCCATTCATGAATACATCTACAGATTTATCAAAAGAAAGCGATATATCGGATTGTAAGCTTTCGTCATAATATGTTTTGGTTATAATAAATTTATCTTTATGTGGTTGGTCTGTTTTTTTTCCGCTATAACCAAAAAATATATTGGTGCTTGAATCTTGTATCATAATACCGGATGGCAAATTGGTTGTTTGATTTGTTGAAATATCTTTTACATTTATTTTTATGATGTTATCACTTACATCTAAATTTACACTATTGATGGTGGTTATGGTATATGTAAAGGAAGAATTATTTACTATTAAAGAACCATCAATAGTTACATTACCACCTACTTTTAAATTATCATTTAAGGATATGTCTCCACTAGAAACGATTAGATTATTGTGCAATGTTGAAATTCCACCTACTTTTAAATTATCATTTAAGGATATGTCTCCACTAGAAACAAGTAGATTATTGTATAATGTGGAAATTCCAGTTGTGCTTACATTTCCATTAAAAGTAGAATTTCCACCTACTTTTAAATTATCATTTAAGGATATGTCTCCACTAGAAACAAGTAGATTATT